TCAGCAAAGTATTTCCATTGTCCAAACACCAATTCCATGAACTCTTTCTTATCTTGTTCAGAATAAGCAACTTTGTTCTTTCCCTCTTCAGTTAGATAAGGTTCACCTTTCCATTGTGGTTCACCTTTAATTTTCTTAATATGAACTTTCTTATAAGCAAGAATAACACACTCTTTTGGGTTATAAATGTAAGGTGCCGATGGACTCATCCAAGAACCCCAAGCAGTTGTCTTACTTCTATGTGGCGAGTCTTCTTCAAGGTCAACAATACCGTAGAACTTAAACCCAACTTTTTTCATCACCTGATATATCTCAGAGGCAAAGAATACTCTACCACCACGAGCTTGTACATTTACCTCATATGGTATGTTAATAGCCATTCTTCCATCGTCTTTAAGTAAACGATAAGCCTCCGTTAACCATTTTTCAGACCAATCCCAATATTCATCCATAACAATCTCATCATTATGTGTGTCGTATTGGATACCCACATTATATGGTGGTGACGTTACAACTAAATCAACCCAACCTTCAGGCATCTCTTTCATTACATCAATGGTGTCACCATTGATTACCTTATTAATATAATTCTCAATCATTCTGTAATTTTTCTATCTTTTTTTCAATATACCATATAGCTTTCTTCAGGTCCTGAACCACATTGTCTTTCTTACCAGCACGTGATAGGTATTTGACCGCATTACCCAAATAAAAATCTTTATCTAAACCCCAAGCATCAATGACTTTGATAGCTTCATATGGATTATCTTCACCACCATAGTGTGATGGGTGATTAACCATTTCTTTTTGTTCTGACATAATATTCTTTTCCATATTTACTTTCTTCAAGTATACCCTCACTTACAAGTTTTTCAATTCGTTTTCTTGTTTCGTCGATTCCAACTCGTAGGATATAATCACAAATGTAATTGATATGAACTGGTTTTTCAAGTTTTCTTAACAGAACTTCATACGGGTCTATATTGTTTCTCATACTCTTTAAATTTTTTGGCAACGTCGTTATTTGTGAAAATGATTGAATCGGCTTTGAGATAATGATTAATAATAGTTAAATCTTTTTCTAAACTTTTGATTTGTTCTTCTCCTATTATTTTTTTGTTGAATCCCATATAACAAATATATTAATCTTTTTTTAGATTTACAATTGTTTTTTTCTGAACTATGTAACTTAATACCTTTCTTTTAAAGATTGGTAGGAGTGTATTTTCAAATGGTAGGTCGTTGGAAGACATTAATTCAAAGATGGGTAAACTTATATCTTGTGTTAATTCATTTAATATTGTTCTAATTACCTTTTTACTTTCCCCATCAAATATCAACTGAACCGCAAATTTACTGTCGTGTTTAACCGTATCAATACCACCAGTTGTATACTTCCAAATCCTTTTGTTGTTCCCGTTAAGTGTGAAGAAGTAACCTCTTTCTAAATCCTGTTTCTTATTTTCGTTGGTGTGTTTGATTGAAACCGAGTCGTATGTTAATGTCCAAAGAGCTTTGATGACATTGAAATATTCAAAAAACTTTGGTCCGGCATATTTTAATACCTTATTTAATTCTTCCAACTCATCATCATTTAATTTTGGGATGGGTGTGAATTTAAGTTCATTGATTAGTATTTCATCATCAATAACTTCAAACTTCTTATTAACAACGATGTATTTGAATTCCGAAGACATCACTTGTAGATTAGCCAAGTGTAATGACATTTCACTAAATAATGGATATAACTCAAACTTCTCAATCTTATCGTCACAGAACTTTAAAAAGTCCATCAACATATAATATTTGTGTTCGTAGTCAATTGGTTCTGTTAATAACCAGTCGGTTGTTAATCTGAAATGATTATTTTTTTTCGTTCTTCTTTTTCTTGATTTGGTTTCCATTTTACCCTTCTATTTGTAAAATGTAATATGTTTCATCATTAAATTCAATAGTATCGTAATCACCATCGTAAGAGTTCAGTGTGTGACCAATACCGTCAGTTTGAATTAACCCTTCTTTAAATCCTTTTATATCTATAAAGTTTTCAATATTCAAACCATATTCTTCAATTACGTTCGCAGGGTCATCAACCAAATCATTAATTAAATCTTCAACCTTTTCCTCAATTAAATTTTCAGGGACAGTTTTATCACTATCTCTTAACTCATCAAGTTCTTCATTTAATTCATCTTTTTTTTCTTGGTCTATTTCAGAATCTTCTAAAAACAATTCAATTTCATCAATCCTTTCTTGAACTGCCGGGTCGGAATATTCAAAATCTTCCTCGTCAAAAAAGTCTTCAAGGTTTTCTCTAACATTATTTTCTTCATCGTCTCTAAAAGTTTCCTTAAGTTCTTCAATATCAATATAATCTTCAACAAAACTAGAATTAAAACCTTTTATTCCGATATCATCAATCAATTCATCAATTCTTTCATATGCCGACATGTGGGTTCTATAATTATCACCAACCGCCCATCTTTCTTTTGATTCTTCTAATTCGTCAGTTAACAAATAAAAAGTTCTCATACTATAATATTTGTAATCATAAACCAAATTATATAAGTCAATTCTTTTTTCAAGTTCTTCAATTTCTTCTTCAACCGCTTCTAAATCCATCAGATTTTCATTATCTTCTGTTTCTTTCTCAATTTCCTCCATTCTTTCTTTTGCAGTATAAAGTTCCTGTAACCTTGCATCATGATTAGGTTCTTTAGCCTCATAAAGACCAAAAGATGAAGTCAGATACTCAAATAAAACATTTGCCAAAATCGCAATCTCACTAGTCGCAGTTTCTAAATTCCATTCGTCCTCTTGTCGTAAATCGTTTTGTTTGGCTAATTCAATCTGTCTTTGTTTTTTGATTTGAATTTTTTCATACGGTGTTCCATATGTTGAAATATTATTGTATATAAGACCCTCAAGAGAGTTAATTTGAGTGTATGATAAATCTAAACCACCATTAACTGTGATATTTGTAATGTTATTAGCATCCGTATTTCTCAAACTTAAGTCACCATCAATAACAATTCGTTTACCTCTGAATTGTTTCATATTTTGAACCAATTTACCGTTATAGTTAGTAAACTTTAATAAGTCAATATATTGCTCAGGTGTTATAACAACACTCTCTTGTCCTTCTTCCTCAACCAACATCTGAACAACCTTTTGTATTTGTGATATATCTATATTAACTCTCATGATAAAAATTATATTAATAAATATTAAAATAACTATATTATTTACTATTAAATCACATGTGGTAAATATTTATAATAAAATACCAACAATATGGGATGTGGATGTAAAAAACAAAGTGCGTCACCTGAACAGGTGAAAAAGTTAAGAACTGAGAGTATCAGAACAGCAATTCAAAGTACTATTGATAAGTACTACAACAAAAACAAGAAAAAGTAATAAACCTCTAATAAATTAAAAACAATGAAGAACAACAACGGTGGTGGTTGCGGATGTGGAAAATAATCTTTCCCGCAACATAAGAAAACTAAAAGGGGAATTTTTCCCCTTTTTTTATATTTATCATTATGGAATTTAAAATTTTCAAAAACTTAAACGAAGAAGAGGAAAAACCCGTACTAACAGCTTTCCAAAATAAGTTAGTAAAACTTATTACTCTATTCCAAAACGGAGATGTTACTGAAGAGGATATTGAAAACACCATAGGTGGTTTTGATAAATTTTTTGAGTTAATAATTAAAAATAATTTAACACATTACATTGACCCTTTTAATAATGACTGGTCGGATTATCAAAATAAAATAATTTATCAGTTAATACAAAAAGACCCAAATTACATCTATAAGATGATGGAAATGGAATTTTCAGATATAACTGAAATTGATGGGAAATATTATGTTGATTTAGAAGATTCTGGTGAACTGGCACAATTCTTTAGTAGTGGTAGAAACGATATTAGTGAAGATAGAATTGCCGAAATATTAAATGGGGATTATGATGGTTATTTATATGATGACGTAACAGGTGATGAGTTCAAAGATATTTATGAAGAACTAGAACCAAAATACCAAGAAGAAATTAGAGGTTATATCAAAGAAGATTTACTTAAAATTGGTAATTTATCTATCGAACATCTAACTCCTGAATTAATAGAAGATTTAGCAATAGAACAAGGTGATGAGTCGAATTTAAAATTAAATGAAGAGATAATCACTAAACTTTTACAAGATAATGATTGTGTTGAATACTTTATAATGAACTTAGGATTAGATA